GACCAAACTACTTCAGGTACTCCTACATCAGATTCTACTGTTTACTTTGGTAGTGATGGATATACAACATCAATGCAAAGAACTGCAAATGAAACAATAGGTAATCTTAGTGGAGGAGCTAGTAATGTAGCATTTGGAAGTAGTAACTTTACAATAGAAGCATGGTTCAAACCAAACGGAAGTAATAGTGGAAGTAGTTGGACACTATTTGCTTATTCAGGTCAAGTTGGATTCTTTGGATGGAGTAATGATGGATATTATAGATGGGTTGGTGCTACTGGTGGTGAAGCTTTAGTAGATTACTCAACATCAGCACCAAGCGTTGGAGATTGGCATCATATAGCAATGACTAGAAGTGGTAATACTTGGTATGGATGTATAGATGGATTTATAAGAGGACAATTTACATTATCAGGTGCAGTTGGAACATCATCTACATTTAATATGATGGGATGGCCAGGTAACGCTACTATGTTTAGTACACTATTCCAAGACTTTAGAGTAACAAAAGGAGTAGCTAGATATACAGGCAGTACTGGTTCAACATACACTGTACCACAATCAATAGTAACATTAGGTTAAAATATATTATGGCAATAGGAACATACACAGCATTAGATAGTAATTATATAGTATTTGATATTATAGAAATGGATATATTAGATGATATTCCAGCTCCATATGAAAATATAGTTTATGTAAGAGTAGGAGAAGAACCATATCCCCCAATACCTACAATAGGTCAAATGTGGGATGGAAACACTAACACATTTATATAATGGGACAAGAAGGATTACAATCATATTTAGGGAACGCAACAAGCACATTGTATTTAGGCAACAATCCTGTTGTACTAAATCCATTTAGTGATGCTGTAATACCAACTACAACAACTACAACTACAAGCACAACTACAACAGCTGCACCAGCTTATGTAACAAATGGATTGATTATCTATATGGATAGTACAGTAGCTGCATCATATCCTGGTAGTGGAACTAATTTATTTAACTTAGTATCTGGACAAGATTATACTGGTAGTTTGGAAAATGGTGTAACATATAGTGGTGGATATTTAATAACTGCTAAAGCTAGTTCACAATTTATTCAAATAAATGCACCAAACTACACATCTCAAAACTATACCGTAATGGGAGCTACTAAATATAATAGTGGAAGTGGTAATGGTAGAATGATGGCAGGTAATGGTAACAACTGGTTATTAGGTCATTGGCAAAACTCAACAATTAATTATTATGCAGAAGGAACAATAGAAGGAATAGCTGGAGGACCAAATGATGAGAATTGGAGAATATATGCTGGTACTGGAAATATAGCTGGTGATAGTTATGGATTCTATGTTAATGGTACATTATCAACAAGTAATAATGGTGGAGCTGCAGGACCTAATGGATTAAGAGTAGGTTCGCAAGGTGGTGGAGGTGAATGGTCAGATGGACAATTTGCTTTCATTATGCTATACAATAGAGTACTTAGTGATGCAGAAGTATTACAAAACTACAATGCATTAAAATCAAAAGTAGGATTAACATAAAATAATGATATGCAAGTATATTTAGGAAATCAGATAATCAATCAAGCTTACATTGGCAATATTAATATTGAAAATGTAAGTCAATATAAGATACTTCCAATAGAATATTTATTAGTAGCTGCTGGTGGTTCATCTGGTGGTGATAATGCTGGTGGTGGTGGTGCGGGTGGATTACTTTCTGGTTCTTATACATTAGGAGAACCATCAACTATTACAATCACAATAGGTACTGGTAGTTTAGCTAAAAATGGACAGAATTCAACATTCATAGGTGGATTAACATTAACTGCTATTGGTGGTGGACGTGGTGGGACTAATCAACAAAACGGATTTGGTGGAGGCTCCGGTGGTGGAGGAGGTGGCTTTGGAGGACCAACTTTAGGTGGAAGTGGAACAATAAATCAAGGAAATAATGGAGGAACTGGTTCTTTTAATACTCCAGCATCAGATAGTGGAGCTGGCGGAGGTGGAGGTGCATTAACTAGTGGAAGTCGTAATGTTCCAGTTTTCACAGGTGGAGCTGGAGGTTCTGGTTCAATTTGGTTAAATGGAGTACGCTATGCCGGTGGTGGTGGTGGAGGTGCAGCCCGTGAATATGCTGGTGGATTAGGCGGACCAGGCGGTGGTGGTAACGGAGGTAATGCATTCAATGACCCAATAGGTTTAGTTGGAGCACCTAACACTGGTGGTGGTGGGGGAGGAGACTTCTCTGGTAAAGCAGGTGGAAGTGGAATAGCTGTAATAAGATATAATTCACCAACGCAATTAGCTAATGGTGGAGAGGTTCAAACTACTGGTTCATACACATATCATTACTTTACTGCAAGCGGACAATTCACTTATTAAAAAATACTACAAATTAAAGGTTGTTTGTTAAATAAAAAAAATATTAGAATATGAACTCAAAAGAAGTATTAAAAAAGATAGTAACAATGCTTTCTCTATCGAAGGAAGAAGTTCTATTTACATACGCAAAATTAGCAGATGGTACAATTTTAGAATCACCAACATTTGACGTAGGTGAGGCTGTTGATGTTGTATCTGAAGATGGAAAGAGTCCAGCTCCAAATGGTGAGCATGAAGTAATCCTTAAAGACACTGAAGGTAATGATGTAAGAATTAAAATCGAAGTTGCTGATGGAAAGATTACTGAAAGAGAAAATGTTGAATTACCTGAAGCTGATACTAAAGGTGAGACATCAGAAGCCGTTGAGATGGAATCTATCGCAGGTGATGATATGGGCGATGGTGAAGGAGATTCTCCATTAGCTATTGATACCGCAGAACCAATCGAAGAAGATATGGGTAAGATGATGCAGAAATTGCAATACCGTATTGAAGAGATGGAAAAGAAAATTACAAAAATGGAAGAAGCTGGAATCCCTGTAAATAAGGATGAGGTATCTGAAGGAACTGAAGCAGAAATTAAGAAGGCTGAGAAATTACCTGAAATGATGGCTAAAGTGATTGAAAAAGAACTTCCAAAATTAGATGGAGCTCCTATTGAAGAAGCTGCATTACCAAAAATGAATAAGTTCGGTAAGACGAATGGTTCAGCGCAATCAAGATTCTTATCAAAAATATACAAATAAACAAAACATTAAAAAAAACAATGAGACAAAATCAAAACTTCGCTCAACCAGCAGTAACGTCTACCTACGCAGGTGAGTTCGCTGGAAAATACATTGCGGCAGCTTTGTTATCAGCAAGAACATTGGATAATGGATATGTAACTATCGTTCCTAACGTTAAGTACAAGCAAGTAATCCAAAAAATTGCAGTAGATAGCATCGTAAATGACGCATCTTGTGATTTCGTAACTTCAGGTACTGTAGCTCTTACAGAGAGAATCTTAGAACCGAAAGAATTACAAGTAAACTTAGAATTATGTAAGCAAGAATTCGTAGATTCGTGGCAGGCAATGCAATTAGGCTTTTCTGCATTCGATGAGATTCCAGCTACATTCAATGATTTCTTAATCTCTTATGTTGGAGGTAAAGTAGCTGAGGCAACTGAACAATCTATTTGGACAGGTGTTGCAGCAACTAACGGACAATTTGGTGGATACTTACCAGCTTTATCAGCATCTGCAGCAGCAGGTGGAACTGGTGCAGTTATTAAATCAGCACAAAGTGGTTCAGTTACTGCAGCTAACGTATTAACTAAATTAGATGGATTAGTAAACGCTATCCCTAATACAGTTTACGGAAAAGAAGATGTATTAATTTATGTTCCAACTAACGTAGCAAAAGCTTACCAACAAGCATTAGCTGGTGGTGCAGTAGGAGCTAACGGATGGAATAACTCAATGAACGTTGGTGAGAAACCATTCAACTTCAATGGTATTGAAATCGTTCTTTGCCCTGGTATGACAGCATCTTATATGGTTGCAGCACAAAAATCAAACTTATTCTTCGGAACAGGTTTATTGAGTGACTACAATGAAGTAAGAGTATTAGACATGGCTAACCTTGATGGTTCGCAGAACTATCGCGTGATAATGAGATACACTGCTGGTACACAATTTGGTATCGGAGAAGACATCGCTATCCACATTCCAAACTAATATAGAGAGTGGGGTAGTGTAGTGGCTACCCCATAATACTCTCTTAAAACAACTAAATAAACAATTAAACAATAAAGTACTATGGCTTGTAATATTTCAGCAGGACGTCAAGAAGTATGTAAAGAAAGTGTTGGTGGAATCACCGGCGTATATTTCTTAAACTATACTACTGGTTCGTTCACTAAAAACGGAAGTGGTGAAATCACTGCCTACCCTTCAGCTTCAACGGTTTATTACTATGAGTTGAAAGGAACAAGTGCATATACTGAAACTGTAAACTCATCAAGAGAAAATGGTACAACATTCTTCTCTCAAGAGTTAGTTCTTAACTTGAAAAAGTTGACTAACGAAATGACTACTCAATTGAAGTTGATGGCTTACGGAAGACCTCAAATCGCTGTTCATACAATGAATGGTGATACACTTTTAGTTGGTTTGAATGAAGGAGCGGATGTAACAGCAGGAACAATCCAAACTGGTGCAGCATTGGGTGACCTATATGGTTATTCGGTAACATTCACTGGATTGGAACAATTACCAGCAGCATTTGTATCTGGTTCAACTTATGGTAATCCTTTCGGGGCATTAACAGGAGCTGGTAAACCAACAATTGTGTACGGAGCTAATAACTAATCAGTATATACACAACATTAAAAGAGTAGGACAAGGTTCTACTCTTTTTTTATGCCCAATCACTATATTGTCAATGAAAGTTGTTAAATATGTAGATAATACGAGATAAATACAACATAATGATTAGCTATTACATTTCTGGAAGCAATAATTATACATTTAGAACACAGCCAACAGGCTCAACTACTTTGACATTGTATTTGCAAGATATGCTTACATTGGTGAATACAACTTCATCAATATCGCCATATACTTACAATGCACAGGAAAGTATGTTGAATTGGACAGCTTCAATAGCATCTGCTAGCGTTGGTGATGAATATAGAGCTTATATTACAAGTGGAACATCATCAATTTGGCATGGTTCTATACAAGTTTATGCATCACAATCAATCAATAAGCCTGTTTACAAAACGCAGATTGACCAGTTTGTGAGTAATGTGACAGTAAATGAATACATAATAATGGAATAACAATGGAAGAAAAACAAAAACAACACTTTTCCGTAGTAAACTTAAATCAGCAAGATATACCAATGGTTGTTGAAGATACAAAGACAAGATATGCATGGGTGCCGATTGGTATAATTGGACCAGATGACTTCTTTATGAATGTAACTGATGCATATAACAACTCATCAACTAATGCAGCTTGTGTAGAAGGTTTAGCAGATTTAATTTATGGTAAAGGATTATATAGTAAAAATACTGCATTTCAAGCACAACTACCAAAGATTTTACAGCAAGAAGAAATTCGTAGAATAACATTTGACTTTAAGTTATATGGTAATGCAGCTGTTCAAGTATATTGGGATGAAACACATACTAATATAATTAAAATGTATCATGTACCTGTTCAAAACTTACGTGCTGAAAAGCTATATGATAATCTTCGCATACAAAACTATTACTATTGTACTGATTGGGCAGACCAAAGAGCACAAAGAAATAAGAAAAAGATTCCAGCATTTGGTACATCAAATGAGAAGATGGAAATACTATGGATAAAGAACTATTCACCAGGTAAATATTATTATTCATTGCCTGATTGGATGCCAGCTTTACAATTTTCATTTGTTGAAGCAGAGTTATCTAATCTACATCTTAACAATATTGAAAATGGATTCTTACCAGCCGTAATGATTAATATGAACGCTGGTATTCCTGCACCTGAAGAAAGACAAACTATTGAAGATTTAATTGTTGGTAAGTTTACTGGTACTAGAAACGCTGGTAGATTTATGATATCATTTAACGATGACCCAGCAACTAAACCTACCATTGATACTATTAATATAGAGAATTTGCATGAGAAATATCAATACGTTGCTGATTATGCACAAGATAGAATACTTGTTTCACATAGAATCACATCTCCATTGCTATTCGGTATTCGTACTGCTAATAATGGATTTAGTTCTCAATCTGAAGAAATGAAGACAGCATTCTCTATCCTACAAACTATGATTATCAATCCATTTCAAAATGTTATTATAGATACATTGGCTGGAGCATTTGAGATTGGTGGATACGAAGATTCACAGCTTTACTTTGAGCAACTTACACCGCTTGCAATCCTTTCTGAAACAGCAGAAGAAACAGGTCAAACTATTGACCAGGTAGAAGAAGATATCAATCAACAGGGACAAAATCCTGGTGAAATAGAAGGACAACCTGAAGATGATTCTGTATATGATGATGTAGTATTTACAAACGAATATTAAAATTAAGAAACTATGGCTTACGCTTTATTTGTAACAAGAAACGATATAATTAAAAACTCTCCATTGCAGGGTTCAATTGATGCTGATAGATTATTACCATTCATTAGAACTGCACAAGACAAATACATGCTTAATCTATTAGGTACTGTATTGTTTTACTATTTGCAAGAAAAGATAGAGACTAACACATTCTCTACTTTAGATGTATATTACCAAGACCTAATGAATGACCATATCAAGCCAACACTTATATGGTATGCAACAGCAGAGTACTTGCCATTTTCAGGTGTACAATTTAAGAGCGAAGGAGCAGTTAAGCATGTGAGTGAGCAATCATTATCAGCTGGTAAAAACGAATTGGATTATTTACAAAACAAATCTCTAAACTCTGCTGACTTCTATGCAACAAGATTACAAAACTATTTAGTTGCATACTCAAATCAAATACCACAATTTTTACAAAGCGTTGGAAACTTAACACAGGTATTCCCTGATTTCAGTAACCAATACTTTGGCGGATTACAATTGTAAACAAATTTACATATGTCAACACAAACAATAGTTAATAACTTAGGGATAAACTATACAATTTATTATAATGTTTTAGATTATTTTAAGACAATTATGACAAACCATCCTACGATTCAATATGTTTCGCAGGGTGATATATTTGAAATTGATGATAAAGAATTTCCTGCATATCCATTGGGCAATATTATAATCACTAATGCTACATTTTCTGATAGCACTACTGTATATACCTGCCAATTGACAGTAGCTGATAAGGTTAAAAATAAAAATAACGAATCAGTACCTAGAACAAATAAGCAGGAGATACCATACTTTGGGACTGATGATACAGTTGATATTCATGCAAACACATTGGCTGTACTAAATGATTTGCTATCCTATACACAATATGCTACTGATGCATTAGAAATTAATGGAGATATTAGTTGTCAAGCATTCAGAGATAGATTTGATAATGGATTAGCAGGCTGGGTAGCTACATTTGATTTGACAACACATAACCCAAGACCACGTTGTATGTTTGATTTACTGCCTCTATAATGAAAACCTTAAAGGATTTAGCTGGATTATATAAAACACTAGCTCAAACCTATATGGTAAAGGGTCCGTGGAGACCTGCGTACAAAACAGGTAACTTATTTCGTAGAGTTGGTGAGTTCAATACTCCTAACCAAATGATTAAGAGCAATAGTAAGACATCTGTATCATTAGTATTGAATTTTGCTCCACCAAATGCAGAGTATGGTAAGTATGTTGAGTTAGGTACATACAAAATGAAAGCAAGACCATTTGCGGAAACAGCAGCTAATGATGAACAATTTATGAAAGCCCTAAATGAGTATTTTGATTCACAATTGGAATTACAATTAGATAAGACATTCAAATCAATAGAGGCAAAATTCACTAAATTGTCAAAACGCAAATAGTATCCAATATATTTCTTACAAAGTTGGTTAAAGTATAAAGATTAAAAATATAATAGATGGCTATTACTATTACACAACAACCAGCAACCGCATCATTAGCACAATCGCCGATGATATTTACAGTGAATGAGACTACTAATGTAAAGTATAGCTCATCATTTCAATATGTTGCTGACTTATACTATTGGACTGGTTCGTTAAATCAATCAGGTTCAGTACCAAAATATACGCTAGTAAAATACCCTAATGATAACTTAGTTGGTATTTTTGATGTGAGCAGAATAGTAAATTCAACGCTTACTGATTTAGCTATACAAAACACATCGAATGTAAAATACTATGCATGTGATTTTTATTGGCAATATCAAAGTGGAAGTACATATGTTACTGGTTCGCATACTAAATCTAATTCTTTTAAGGCATTGGATGGCTATGGTATATTTCCTGAGCCAATTGGACAACAAATACCTTCTAAATCACTTTATTGGCCTATAATGACTGATGGGCCAAATGAGCAGGAATATTTTAACTTCAATTTAGGAACTATGGGTGTATATATTGGAAGTACAGGTGGTGTAATACCCACTAATGTATTATATACAACTTATGCACCTGGAACTAATACTATATTAGCTTCATCATCTTTTTCATTACCAGTAACATCGGTAAGTTCATCAGCACAAATAACCCAAATACCAATTGGACCATTAGAGAGTGGATTTCCATTAGGACCAACGCCAAGTATTGATTTTACTATTCAAGCAAGAAATTCTACAACACAATTGGGTAATCCTATTAGATTTAACTTTACATGTAAGCAAAAATATCCTAACGTTAGATTAAAATGGAAAAATAGATATGGGCAGTTTGATTACTTTAACTTTTATATGGTTAATAGACAATCTTTCCAAACAATGACAAGAACATATCAACCACAACTAGGAAGCTGGCAAGGTCAAACTCTTTCATACAATGATTATGATTCATCCACATTGAATTATATAAGCGATTCTAAGCAAACTCTTACAGTTAATACAAATTGGATTTCTGAAGACTATAATGATATACTAAAGCAATTGCTTGTAAGCGATGAGATATATTGGTATTATGAAGAAGACCAAAACGAAGAATCATCGGTATCGCCAGAGACTGTAGATGGATTAAAGCCAATTACTATAAAAACTAACTCCATATTATTCAAAACTGGAGTAAATGATAATCTAATTCAATATCAATTTGATTTTGATTTTGGACAAGCATATAAATTGTTATTATAATGGGATTAACTAGCACTCAATCGTATCCATTTAAGTTAATAGCTGGTGGAGTACAATTGGATTTATTTAAGGATGAGGATGTATTCTTATCAGATAATGTCACAGGTCTATTTGATATAGGTGTGTTGCCATCTGATTTCACTAGGCAGATAACTGTACCTGGTACTAAAAAGAACAATGCTTTCTTTGAGCATGTTTATGATATATCAGTTTATTCTCCTGACTTATTTGCAACCAATCAAAAAATTGAATGCTATTTCGATTTTGATGGCATCTATCTTTCGCAAGGGTATTTACAGTTAAATAAAGTAAATGTTTTAGCTAATAAATTTATTGATTCATATGAAATTAGCATTTATGGTGCTATCTCATCATTTGCAATCGATATTAATAGAAACTTCCTAACGGATTTGACTTCTTCATTAGCTCAATACAATCATACTGCCTCAATAACTAATATAACATCAAGTTGGCAAAACGGATTATTCAATGGAACTATTGTATATCCAATGGCAGAGTATGGGCAGAAGCTAGTATATAATGCATTAGGAAATGAATTTGGAATAGATGATACATCAGGCAGCTTAACAGTGCAGGATTATAAGCCATCTATTAGAGTAAAAGCAGTTTGGGATGCAATATTTGACACTTATGGATATACATATTCAGGTTCATTTATGGAAGAGCCATTCTTAAACAATGTGTATATGGTTCTTAATAATCAATTAAGGTATCCTATTGTAAATGGGGCTTCAATTGAAGATTTTGGTACATTTAGAATGGCACCAATAAGCGGAGCAACTGATACGCAATTACTATTAACTCCAATTGCTTTACCTTGGTTCAGCATTACATCAAACCCATCATCATCATTAAGTAATAATTTAGAATATACTCTTTCCGCTAATAGTAGATTAAGAGGCGAAATTAAAACAGAAATTAAACTAGTAGCTGATACAATATTTACAGGTAGTGCAGTTCCGCAATTTGACTTAGTAATAAAGACAACTGGTGGAACAACAGTATCTACAATACCTTTAACTGAATTCAATAACTTTTTTATAAGAGTTAGAAATGGGAATATAACGCAGGGATTAAATACAGCTACACAAACATATACTCTATCGCAGGAGTTTGTAAGTGATTTCATAAACACAGGAACATATAAGTTCTTCATTCAATATAGTAAATTGGGTGGGAATGGTTTACTTGATGTTTATTTAGACCCTAATGGTTCGCTTAGTTCTTATTTAGCAGTAACAAAAGTAATGAATGCTGCTGATGGTAAGACTATCGATATAGGCAAGAACATGCCATTTGGAACTAATGGAATTAGACAAATAGATTTTATAAAAGGATTACAAAAGAAGTTCAATCTAATCATATACCCATCTAAAACCAAACGTAATGAATTCATCGTTGAGACATTTAACAATTGGTATAAAGCAGGTCAGGTTAAGAACTTTGACCAATATATTAATTTAGATAAGGCATTAGAAGTAATTCCAGCTAATAACCTTGCAGTAAATGAGCTAAACTTTGGAGATACATTAGACCAAGACTATGTATCGCAGCAATTTAGTAAGTTAGCTAATAGACCTTTTGGAAAGCAATTCTATGTAGATACGCAAAATTACTTTTCGCAAGGTAAGTTTGAAGTAGAAACTACATTTGCTTCATCACCATTAGTTCAGATTACTGGAACTGGTATATCAGGCTCATCTGCATCTCCAATAAGTAATAACACAGTAAGAGTAAGTGATTCAATTACAACTACTGATTATTTGGATTGTAATGGTACGCTTTATCAATATCAGGAGAATACTACGGAATGTGCTCTATTAAATCAATTCGGCTCTCCAGCTATTAACTATGGTACACCGATAAGTGTAGTTGTTAGATATAATAGAAGTGGTGTATGTAATGGCTACACTCCGCAGGATATTCTAATAACAATTCCATACGGAGCAACAACAGGTACTAGAACATATCTATCATCTTATTATGAGGATTGTGGAGCTGGATGCTCACCTCAATCAGAAACAATAAATTGCGTTGTATCAGTTAGTGGGCAGGCTGGTATTACATTAAATGGAAGCTCACCAATAACATCGTGTTAAAATATGGCTACAAATAAAATATCAATACCAACATTTATAAGTAGTGAGGCTTATGCTCCAGCAAGAGTATTGCCTCATATCTATTTTTACAATGGATTAAAAGATTGTGAAAGATATTACATACAATCTGGTAGCGGATTTGTAGCTAGAACACAATTTCCATATTTTGACAACTATTCAGGTGAGACTACAACAACATCATCCCTGTCATTACTTTTTTATAATGAACAAGCGGCTTATGGAACTGCTCCATCTCAATCTTTGTATTCTCAATATTGGGAAAAGTATGTTGAGCTATTGTACAATCCTAGAACACGTTTAATTAACGCACAAGCGATTATCCCATTAGCAGATTACTTCGATATGGAGTTGAATGATATCGTTCAATTTAGAGGGAACTATTACCATTTAAGAGCCATCAATGATTACAATCTTTCTAACGGAGAATGTAGTTTACAATTGCTTGGACCAATATTAAATGATGCATTACAATTTGTAGCACCACTTCCTGCACCAGTTAGTACTACAACAAGTACAACTACAACAAGTACAACTACAACAATAGCACCTACAACTACTACAATTGCTCCTACAACAACAACTGCAGCACCTACTACTTCAACTACAACAATAGGAGGACAAACAACAACTACATTAGCACCAACTACAACAACTACAACAACAACTCTTTGTCCTTGTCAAACTGGTGTAACTATTGATGTTACAACGCCAGGTAATGTATCTTGGTTAGATTGCTATGATGTATCACATGAAGAATACTTTATATTTGGAAGTAATGTAATACCTGGCTGTATTAAAGGCCAAACTATATCATTCCGTACTGCTGAAGGTGGGGTAACAAGCTTTGGTACATGTTGTTCAGTTCCTGCAACTACTACAACTTTAGCACCAACTACTACAACTACTACTTTATGTCCTTGCCAAACAGGAGTTACTATTAATATAACAACGCCTGGTAATGTAACATATTTAGATTGTTACAATACTCCACAAAGTGAGTACTACGCATTCGGAAGTAATGTAATAGCTGGTTGTATTAAAGGTCAAACTATATCATTTAGTGATGCAGAAGGTAGTGTAACAAGCTTTGGAGAATGTTGTTCAGTTCCTGCAACTACAACAACAACTACTACTACAACTGCAGCACCAACGACTACAACTACAACGTTATGTCCTTGCCAAACTGGTGTGACAATTGATATTACAACTCCTGGTAATGTAACATATTTGGATTGTAATGATATATCATACAATGAATACTATGCATTTGGAAGTAATGTAATACCTGGTTGTATTAAAGGACAAACTATATCCTTTAGTGATGCTGAAGGTAGTGTAACAAGCTTTGGTACTTGTTGTACACCAACTACAACTACAACAACTGCAGCTCCAACAACAACTACTACAACTGCAGCTGCAACTACAACACAGGCACCTACAACAACAACTGCAGCACCTACAACAACAACACAAGCGCCTACAACAACAACGGAGGCACCACCACCACCTACAACTACTACTACACAAGCGCCAACTACAACTACAACAACGGCACCACCACCGCCTGTATATTATTATAATGCTACAAGATGTCATGATGGTGCAAGTTTTATTGTATATGGTGGAACAAATTATTATGGAACTGGTACTGTTGTGATATCAGGTGGAACAACATATTGCTATACAATTCAGAATGAAGTAGGAGCTCAGGCTTACGATGATACTGTTGGTTCTACAGTAGGTAGTTGCGCTGATGGTGCTTGTTATGTTGTACCAACAACAACTACAACGCAGGCTCCAACAACAACTACAACAGCTGCACCTGCAACTACTACAACGCAGGCACCAACTACAACAACTACAACAGCTGCACCTCCTGCTTGTAGAACATATGAGATAATAGGATACAATGATAATGAATATGTAGATGGTGTTTATACCAATTGTTCAGGTTTCCCTGATAGCTTCTCTTTCTTTGGTGGAGCAGGTCCGGTTGGTACGATATGTGCTCAAATATCAACTGTATATATTACAACTGGTAATGGAGGTGCAACTGATATTGGGGCATGTTAATATAAAATTACTAAAATGAAAACTAATAGTTATGAAGAAATTAAGATTTATAAGTGCACAACCTGCTACTAAATACTACGCATGGCAAGTAGAAGTAATGTTAAACAACTTTGTGCAAATGGGTATAAGCCTAAATGACATAGATGTTGTTTGTTGGAAAGAAAACGATGAAGTTCCACAGGAATGGAGTAACTTAGCTAACAACTATGCAGCTAGATTCTTTTTTTATAAAGATACTAGAGAAACAAAGCATTACATATCCTCAATAAGACCCAATATTCTTAAACAACACTTTAAGGAGCATTCTTATTTAACAAGCGAAACAATTTTTTATCACGATTCTGATATAATCTTTACCAAGCCTATAAGCGAATGGATAACATGGGACATGGTTGAAGATGATAACTGGTATGGCTCTGATACAAGATGGTATATAGGTCATTCATACATTCAGTCAAAAGGAGAGGATGTATTGGATAAGATGTGCGAAATAATGGAGATGGATAAGCAGATTATTGAAGATAATGAATTAAATGCAATAGGAGCTCAATACATTATGAAAGGAATTGACTCTGCATTTTGGGATAGAGTAGAAAGAGATTCAGAAAGATTATTCAAAGATATTACTGAATTAAATAATCATAAGATTGCATTAGATAGAGCACACACTCATTCACCTGATTCACCACCAAAAACTCCATATCACGAGCTACAAATATGGTGTGCTGATATGTGGGCTGTATTATGGGGTGGTTGGAGATTAGGTCATAAAACAATATGTTCACCAAATATGGAATTTAGCTGGGCAACATCATCAGAGCATGAATACAATAGAATGAATATCATGCATAATGCTGGAGTTGTTGACAATACAAGCGGTTACTTTTACAAAGCAAATTGGATGAATGATTATCCCTACAATAGAAATTTAGAAATTAAAAGAGATAGTGCAAGTTGGCATTATTATGATTGGATAAAAAAGACAGAAATTAAAACAGTATTATTATGAAGCCAGAAACAGGTAGAAATAACTCATTCCTAAAAGTTATTGAAATATTAAAGGAAACATATTCAGAGCCAATTACAATAGTTGAGACTGGATGTATAAGAAACACAACCGATGAAAGCAAATTTGGTGATGGCTGGAGTACGCTTAATTGGGAATATTATGCAAAGGATACGGATTCAAAAGTATATGTTGTAGATATAAACCAACATCACATTAATAAAAGTATGGAGATAGTGCCACAATCAGAGCATGTAGAATATACATTATCTGATAGCGTTGAGTACTTAAAGAACTTTGACAAGAAGATAGATGTACTATTTGTAGATTCATTTGATTATTGTGGAGATGCTGAAAATATTAGAGCATGCCATAACCATTCATTAAACGAAATACTTGCAGCTTGGGATAAATTGGAAGATAACTGTTTTGTTTTAGTTGATGATGTATTCAATGATAAGTGGGCAGGTAAAGGAGAGTTATCCATACCATATATGCTTGAGAATGGATTCCAATTAGAATACTTTATAGATTCACAGGTACTTCTGAAGAGATGGAAAAAATAATACATCAAATATGGGTTGGACCTTATAATCCACCTGAAAGAGATAAACAATTTGCTGATAGAATTAAAGAAGCACATCCTAACTTTGAATATCAATATTGGGATAATAGCATATTGAATGAGCTACCATCTGAATTAAACGAAATAGTGCATAGATTTGCTGAAAACCAAAAGTGGGTCAATATAGCTGATATGCTAAGATACTATGTAGTAAACAAATATGGTGGATTATATATCGATATGGATTACGAATTAAAGAATCCACTTGATGAGCTTAATTTAGAAAGATATGATGGCTTCATTCCCATGCATTTTAATGTTGGTGAGACAATATGCAATTCAATGTTTGGCTTTAAGAAGAATCATCCAATTATAAATTATGTATGTCAGCAAGTTCCAATAATACCAGTGCATGATGATTGGGTTGGACCTCACTTCTTTGGACGTAATATAAAACACTTTTTAGGATTGCAGGATAGCGATATCGATGTTACAGTTGATAGAATGTTATGTACAATGAATATAAAGACCATGCATTCCAGAGGTGAGTTCAAGCAAAGATACTTGCATCATCATTACTCTTATACATGGCATCCATTAAATCAGGATAAATTAACAATTAATAAAGACTTTAACCTATGAAAAAAGTAAGTTTCGTTTGCACAACATATAGAAGATTCCATTGCGTAAGAAGAATATTAGCACAATTCAACGCTCAGACATATCCAAACAAAGAGCTGATTATATTCAATACTGATACCGAGCATCCTTATACTATGGATGAGATTCCTTCAAATGTAAAAATTATAAACAATGGAAATAACTATAACGATAATACACCCTACACAAATAGAGGAGATATTTGTAGAGATGCCGTTAGTCACTGTACTGGAGCTTATTTTATGCTAGCAGATGATGATGATATCTATCTACCATGGCATATTCAACAAGCCGTAGAAGGTGTAGAAGAGATTGGACAAGATGCTTGGAAGCCAAAGAGAAGTCTATTCGCATCCGGCAATGGAATTGAGTTTGCACAAAATACTATGGAGGCATCAATCATTGTAAAGATGGATAGAATAAGAGAGATAGGTTTTAGAAATGATATGACAGGATATGAAGGATTGAGCTGGTATACTGTATTGAGAGATGAAAAGCAATTGGATGAATACAATGAAAATTATGTTCCATCCTACTGCTTCAATTGGTCAGACCCATCAGAAGTTGCAGGGCACAAGCAAAGTGGAGATATTAATAATCCAAACAACTTTGACAATCACAAAGATTGCTCCACAGACTTCGCATTGTTACCGCTAACACCTCTAAACTATATGGAACTATGGAATGTATATAAACCATATTTTGAGTGGCTTAAATCAAAGGAATCAGAGTTGAACGAAGCCTACTATCAAAGGTATTGTTCCACTATATAATACATTTAATTTGTTAAAAAGGTATGATAAAGTTAATAATAGATTTACTAGCTATTGGTGACCATTATGGTGTCTCCAAAAATGTGGACTTCGCAAAAGGAGTTAAGCAATATCCGCAATCTTATAAGCAAGGTTGGAGTAATATAAAAAGAATATATAAAAGTAAATAGCGATGGCAGATAATACAAAAACCTACACAGCCATTATAGATGTTGAAGTTGAAGGTCAAAGTAATGTAAAGGATTTAGGCGATGAAGTTCAAGATACCCAAGAAAAGTTTGTATCTTTAAGAGGTCAAATCAGAGAAACAACTGTTGCTTTACAAAGATTAGAGACTGAAGGAAAGACAGCAACGAAAGAATTCCAAAACCTTAGAGCTAAATTAGATGAATTAAATGATGCGCAAGAGAGAGCTGCATTCAAAGCTGGACAATTTGATGACCAATTAGCTGCATTACCAGGTCCATTAGGGCAAGTTGGTGGAGCAATTAAGACATTTAACGAATCAGTCAATAAGTTTGGTAAAGGATTAACGGTAGGATTAGGTGTAATTGGATTGGTTATTACAGCTTTCTTTACAATGAAGAAGGCATTAGAGAGTACTGCTGAAGGTCAAGCAGTTCTAAATCGTATTACAACTGCATTTAATAAGATATTAGGACCTGTTTTAGCATTAGTTGAAACAGTTGCATTACCATTATTCGAAGGATTTGCTAACATATTAGTTAAAGTAGCCGATGGATTTGCATGGTTTGCAGAAAAGTTAGGAGTATCACAACAAAAGATAAAGGAGGCATCATCAGGTACAAAGGATTTTGCAGCTGAACAAGAGAAATTATTAGAAAAACAAAAAGAAACAGCTGAAAAAGCAAAACAAGCTGCAGAGAAAGCCGCAGCTGATGCCAAAGCTAAAAGAGAAAAGGCGGCAGCAGATGCAAAAGCTGCAAGAGAAAAAGCAGCAGCTGAACAGTTAGAGTTTGAGAAACAACAAATTGCCGCTGCATTATCATTATTAGAGGGTAGAGAGAGAGAAATTGCGGAAGAGACTATTAGATATAATGAGCAAGCAAACAAATACAGAAACAAAACAGCTGCTGAAAGAGAGTTGTTTGAGATGGCATATCGAAAGAAGATTGCAGATATCAATAAGAAGTATGATGATGAAGCAGCTCAGAAGACAAAGGAAAGATACGAAAAAGAACAAAAAGATTTAGATGAACAACTAAAAGCATTAGATTTATTCTATAAAAAGCAAGAAGATTTACAAAGATATGCAGATTTCTCAGCACTTCAGCAAGAATTAGAAACATTAGATGCTGCAAATGAAATTAGAGATGATGATTTTCAAGCTGACCAAGCCCGTTTAGAGTTAAAGTTCGTTAGGTTGCAACAACAAATGCAACTAGAATTGGATGCAACAAAAGGAATAGAAGATGAAGAAATCAAAAGATTGGAGATTCGTAAAAAGTATGGTGACGAACTTTCAAAGACTGATAAAGAAATTACATTATCTAGAAAAGCTGAACTACAAGCTAGGGCTGATTTGGAAATGCAGTATGTTGGTATTGTTGGTCAAGCTGGTAGATTACTATCACAGGCTGCGGGAGATAATAAGACCTTAGCAATTGCTGGTATTCTATTAGAGCAGGCATCGGCAGTAGCATCAATTGCTATTAGTACACAAAAGAATGCAGCTAAGGCTGGATACTTTACACCAAAAGGTATTGCTGAATTAGTAGCAGGTGGTTTGGGTATTGCATCAGCTATCGTAGCAGCTAAAAAAGGAATTGACCAAATCAACCAAGTTAGAATACCTGGTGGTGGGGGTGGGGGAGGTTCAGCTGGAGCATCTAGTATACCTACACCATCGATACCATCTATAAATGCACCAAGAGTTGAAACTGCAATATCAGCTTCACCCGGTACTCAAATAGCTGGTACATTAGCAGATGTAACTGGTAAACCAATAAAAGCATATGTTGTAAGTGGTGATGTATCATCGCAACAAGCATTAGATAGAAGAACAACTAAAGCAGCAACATTTTAATAAATAAGAAATCTTAATTGTTAAAGAATTATGATATATGAATTAGTAATAGAAGATGAGAAAGTTGATGAGGTATTTGCTATCTCATTGGTAGAGTCTCCAGCAATAGAATCCAACTTTGTTTATTTTGACAAAGAGGAAATAAGATTCGCAGCAGTAAATGATGAGAAGAGATTGGTGATGGGACCTATCCTAATACCTGATAAAAAGATTATAAGAGTAGATGGTACAGGAATGCCATACCATGTATTCTTTAGACCTGAAACAATTAAGAGATTATCCGAAATGTATCTGCAAAAGAAATATACGGATAAAGCTACATTAGAGCACGATGAAAAGATAAGCGGTGTAAACTTAGTAGAGAGTTGGATTGTTGAAAGCAGAGTAAAAGACAAATCAGCTGTATATGGATTATCAATGCCAGTAGGAACTTGGATGGGAACATTTAAGATTGATAATGATGACATATGGAATGATTATGTGAAAGAAGGTAAAGTAAAAGGATTCTCAATAGAAGGTCTATTCGGACACAATTTAGTAGCAGCTACATCACATGCATATATACTTGAAAAAGATATTGAAGATTTGACAATAGATGAAGCTGATGTATTACTATCTCTAATTAAAGATACTGTTAAGCTTGAATCTTATACGGATTATGGACAGGAGATTAGAAATAATGCAAAGAGAGGAATTGAATTAAACGAAAAGAATAATAATAAATGTGCTACCCAAACAGGTAAAGTTAGAGCACAACAACTAGCAGATGGGGAAGCAATATCAGTTGAGACAATCAAAAGAATGTATTCCTATTTGAGTAGAGCTGAAACATACTACGATGAAACGGATGTGAATGCTTGTGGTACAATATCTTATTTATTATGGGGTGGTAAATCAGCCCTAAGTTGGAGTAGAAACAAATTAAAAGAATTAGGATTGTTGGAAGAGGGAGAAGCTCAACCATCAATCACATCTACATACCCCGGTGAAGTTGCAAGTGGAAGTATTGCTCCTGCATTATTAGCAGAACAATGTCCACCTGCCACTCAACACATAGGGATAAACTTATACAATAGACAAACAGCCATAAATCAAGCAAACTATGGCCCGTTAAATCCAAATGAACCAAATGAAGAATACTGGAAAAAGAAAGCAGACCAATTCGGAAGTTCAATCGAAGAAGCCAAAAAAGCCTTATGTGGTAATTGTGCATTCTTTTATAGAACTCCACAAATATTGGAATGCATTGCAGGTGGAATCGAAGCCAAAGGAATAGATGACCCATTTGCGGCAATCAATGCTGGTGAGATTGGATATTGTGAAGCGTTTGATTTTAAGTGTGCTGCAAGTAGAACTTGTGATGCATGGGTAGTTGGAGGACCTATAACACAATGAGAAATATATTCCTAAAGAACCTATATGAGTTTGCAAAGAATCCAACTGTAAGCAGAAGGAGATTAAGAACTATGTCATTAGAATGGAATACACCATTTAAGATATGGGGTGAAACATTGGAAGGTGATAATTATGATGGTAGAGAAGTGTTCTCATTTTCAGGTCCAGCTAGAGGGCCAGCATCACCAGCAACTAGATATCCGTACAGTCGTATGGGATATATGATATTTTATGATATGCGTAAAGGAGAACCAAGAACATTTGTTTATGATTTGATTACGCATATTGAGAAAGATGGAGTTAAATATAAAGTAATATAATCATGCCAATTAGACCAGGTCAATCAGAAAACGAACAGGAGTTCATAGGAAGATGTATGAGCGAAGAAAGCTCTTCATTCCCTGATGAGCCACAAAGATACGCAGTATGTAAATCATATTGGGATAGAGGTAAAATGAGTAAAATCAAAAACAATGTATCTGCTAAAGTAATGGCTAGAGTTGCATTCGATTCTAAATACGAAGGAATTAATCTAGCTGAAGGACTTGAAGGAGCATGTTGGGAAGGATACGAAGCTATTGGAACAAAGATACTGGATGGTAGAGAAGTTCCAAACTGCGTTCCAATAAAATAATAATAATGAGTTTTGGTAATCAATTACTGTTACGCTTTAGTAATGAAGAGAATGTATATGCTGATGTTCAACTAATAATGGAGAATATGCCATTAGCAGATGGGTGGGTGTATATACTGCGTAACAAGTTAAAGCTTGATGATTACTATATTACATTCAATGTACCACGTGCTGAATTAGCTAACTCACTTAAATTAGCTGATGTCATTGTAGTGCATAGAAAGAAAGACTACAATACAATATTCACAATCAATGCTCTAAATCAAATACAAAAGGAAGCTACTGGGCTTGATATTATCGATGCTAAATGGCCATTTCCATTTGATTTATATCGTAATTGCATATTGCTATATACTGATAAAGGTATTGATATTATACCAACAAAGATAGTAGAAGCGATGGAAGTAAAATAATTTCATTTTTTTTTACTTTTTTTTGTCATTTTTTGTTGTTTGGGATTTTTGGTCTATATTTATAAGTGTAAATAAAACAATTCAAAACCCACTACAATGCAACAATCTTTGAACAATTCTAGTTCACAA